GCGAGGGGATTTTTTCTTGTCTGCTCCAACTCCTTGCCAATATGCATTAGGGTTGAGAGCGGAAACTTTCATTTGCAGCCAATTGAGCGCCATAAGGACTATTGCCGCGAACTGCCACTCCATTGCATAAGTGGTAATCGCCCAAATGAAAAAGGCGGTTGCCGCAGGCACAAGCAGCACCATCCCATGTTTGAATAGGGATAGCTGCGTTTTGTGCTGGCTGAAATACTCCTCTACTGGGTTCATAGCCTCATCTCCCCGCGTGCCCGTTGCTTCTGTTTGGGCTACGCAGAAAATATATCCTCCTGACAGTGTATTTGCGTAGTACTTGTAAATCCCCGCACCGGCTTTCTGCCGTTCTATTGGGTGCAGGAGATTGACCTTGTTGTTGAGCTTCTTCACAAAATTGATTGGCGTATATTCGTTTGAGAAAAGCAAAGCGTTCAGCTGCATGCTTGTTTTTGTCGGGACTATGCGCTCGTGTCCAATTCGCTTTTCAAGCTCGTTTGCAGAGATTACTTCTGGATTTTCTTCCACAATATCGGTCATAATAGCCTCACCTTCACATTCCTAAGCATCTTTGGGAGCTTTTGTACGTCCTCCCCGTACCACGCACGGAAGCTCTGCGCCCTTGTACCTGCATCGCCTGACCATGATTTTTTTTCATCATAGCTGAACCATGTAAATTCAGGCCCCATTGCATCTTGCTTGTCATTCAGCAGGGGGAGCGCGAGCGCGTCAATTTCGGTTCCGTAGGGCGTTGTTGAGTTGCAGTGCCGCCATTTGCAGTCAGAGGAAAAGTAGCCATTTGTCGCGTGCCCTTCCTTGCTGCCCCTTGTCGTGCAGCCGATTATCCGCAATAGCTCCCTTGGGATGCCTGCGGTTCTCCAAAGCACGTGCATGAAGACCGCCCACCCGTCGCAGTCGTCGCCTATGCCGTATTTTTTCATGGAGTAGTAAAGCTCAATGAAGAACTTCCAAAACTCATTCATTCCGGTTGTGGAGTTGTCAAACTGGTATTTGTAGGGGATGCTTCTCGTCACCCATATTTTCAGGCGCATGAGCGAAATGTCGCAGGCGCGGTGGAACGTGCAGCCCTTTTCCTTCATAATGTCAAGAACCCATGCGTTTGCTTTATCCACGCATTCCACGGCTTCGGGTAAGCCTATCCCTGCCTGCGCCCATGCCTGCACCCGCATTGAGAACAGCTTGTCGGGCTTGTTGGGGATGCACCTGCCAATGTAGATTACTTCCGCTTCCGGGTATTTTGATTGATAGACGTTCAGGATTGCCTGCGTTTCCTTTGACAGCATGCTCAAGTCTGTTTGCATTTTGCTTTGGATGGTCATGGCGTTTATCACGCGCTGCAGGCTAAGGATGGAGCTTTCCTGCCCTGCGATTGCGATTTGAAGCTCAGCAATGGTAGCCTTGTTTTTCTTATCCGTATCTACTAATGCCTGTTGCGCCTGGACAAGCTGTTTTTTGAGCGACGTTAGGGAAGTCTGCTGCGCCTGCAGTTCGCGCTCCTTCGCTTCAATTGTGGCATCTGCAATGGCGAGGTTTGATGAGATTGCTTGCTTCTCTGTAATTATTCGCCCGCATGCCAGCTTTTCCAAAAAGTTATCCGCCATGTTTCTCACCTTTGCACTTTTCAATTTTTAACCCTTACGCAAACGCCTTAATCTCCACCGCATTGACGCGCGACATCAACTGCCCAAGGCTCATTGTCAGGTCGGACACTTTTATGCCGAGCGTCGTTTCGGTGAAGATTCCGTTTGCGTTGTAGGTGTGCTTTATCTCCCTGATTTGAAGCTGCCCGCTCAAGTCAAAGATTGGCACGTCTGCGGTGATATACTGCAGGGGTTCGGAGTGTGCGAGGAAATAGCTCTTTACCTTGTACATCTTCACGGGATTTTTGTAGGCTGCTATCCAAGCGTTTGCAAAATTGTTGCAGTCAGCATTCGTGGAAAGGGAGGAAATCGTTATGCGCTTGCCCGCGCGCCCGTAGGTTGCAATGCTCGTTGCGTCCTCTGTTGCGCTGCCGCTGTTGCTCACTACGCCGCTTGTCTTGCCGAAAACTATTACCGAATTGCAGAGGAGTTCTTTGCTTTTCTCCTCGCTCACTGTGATGATGTTTTCCGCGAAGGTCAGGTAGTCGGTTGCAGGTGTCGCTTCCACAGTTTCTATTTTCTTCACAACAAGCGCCTTGTCAAGATTGACGTACCACACATATTGGAACATGTCGCAGATTTCAGTAAGGCAGGTGAAAAGGTTTTTGTTGAGGAAGTCCATTGTGAGCAGCGAGCTTGTGCCAGTCAAGACCGTGCTGCTGTCTGCGGTAAAATCTATCTGGTAGTTCGTCATAAGAGCTATAATTGCCGTGCCCGGCTCAACATTCACGAAGCTGTTTTGATTGGAAACCGCGCTGTTGGGCGTGTAGCTTTCAAGAAGCCTCTGCGAGTATTCCTTGGCGTTGAGCTTCATATTGAGGTTGCCGGAGAGGTCATAGCTGGGATTTTCCACAAAGCCCCCCCAAATTTTATTGGCGCTTGTCATTGGCACGTCTTCCGAGAGGTAGATTTCCACCTCGTCGCCCTCATTGACCGCTCCGTAGATTGCTTTATCCACGTCCTCAAAGGTGATTGTTGCCTTACCAGAGCCGAGGTTTGCGGAGCGTATGCTTGACATTTCCACGACGTTTTGATAAACCGCCTTGTTGATGAGTACCCTTACGCGCTCCCAAGGATAGACCGTAATCTGTCCGGGCACTATTGCCGAGCCGGGCACAATGAATTCTCCTTCAAAGTCTGGCATAATATCACGAGTAAATCGTTCCATTCAGCGTCAGGTTGAAAGTTTGCCCCCTTGGGTTTGGGTTGTTGAAATCTGCCCAGCACCAAAGATTGCCTTGTCCGCTTTGCGCGGCAAGCGTCCAGAAGACTCCTTCTTCGTAAAGGTCTCCCATTTTCTGCTCTTGCGGAATTTGCATCAGAGAGTTCCACGTTGAATTGTAATAGCATTGTACAAAAGAACCGAGGAGAGAAGTATCTAAAGTGCCATTTGTTCCAGTTGTACCCGCCGAGCCGCCTGTGCAATCGTAGCCGGAAGCTCCACCCGACCCGCCTGCTCCGCCGCTTCCACCTGTGCGCGAGATGTTGCCTGTTGCGATTAAAGTATTGCCGCGAAGAAAAACATCACCAGCGTTGCCGCCCCCGCCTCCGCTTCCGCCCCAACCGCATTGGGCGCCACTGTAGCCTGTGGTGACTGCGCTTGCGCCATTTCCACCATTACCTCCATTGCCTGCGCTCGTGTTGATATTGCCCGTGAAGTAGAGCTTTAAGGCGGTTGCGAAGAAGTGCGGGCTTGAATTTCCAGCTACGCCTCCTCCTCCACCCGAACCTGCCGCGCCTGCGCCTCCGCTGCTTGAGGAAGCTGCAGCATTCCCTCCAAAAGCGGAGCCTGCGTTTCCGCTTGAGGCACTTCCACCTCCGCAGGTATATACGCCTCCGCTTCCTCCGCCTGAAAGGGCGACGTATGGATTGCCGCTTGTTGAGCCGTCAGGTGCGCCTGAACGTGATACGCCCGAACCGCCTGGGCCCTCGCCAGGACCGCCAGGACCGCCCGCACCGTAGAACGAACCGCCGCCTCCGCTGCAGCCATTAACCACGCCCCCTCCCCTGCCACCAGCGCCATATGTGCCAGAGGTAGTTGTGAATGCCACGCCATCAACTATTTTTGTGCCTGCTGATGCGTTGAGGATATTTGCTATTGAAACATTGCCGGAGATATTCAAGGTATCGGTTGCATGTATCATCAAGACCGTGCCGTTTGTCGTCTGCGTAGAGAGGACTGTGCCAGCGCCGAGCGTGAAGTTGGTGAAGTTATAGCTGCGGTCAAGCGCCAAATAGAGGGTGTTGCCTGAAACGTTGTAGTCTGCAGGCGTGGTCATTGAGCCATAGGTCTTTGTTGTGGTTGTGAAATTCACTGCGCCAAGTGCTCCGTTTCCGAGCGATTGATTGGAATACTTCAGCTTTATTTGCATTGTTGAAGAATTGTTTTGGCAGTTGAAAGCACTTACGTTGCTTGTATTCGTGGCTGTCGTGTTGCCGAATTTGACTTGGAGCGTTGCGTTGCTTGCGAAGGCTGATTTTGAATAATTGACATATACTTCTGTATTGCTGAGCGTGGAGGCGGTTGCCCAATTACCGTCCATCCATGCGCCGCTTGAGCCATAAGTTCCAGATGGAAGTGCACCACATGTCCCCCGCACTGTAGCTGTTTCTTGATAGCACGTTGAGGGGGAAGGGTTGTAAGGCGCGATTACCGAGATATTCTTAAAGGTGGAATTGAAGCTCACTGCGGCACTTGGAGAGTAGCTATCAGCGCATTTGAACGTAAAGCCAGCGATGTCATTAAGCACCTTTCCGATTACCTGCGCCGCGAATGGCTGTGTGTTGTTGATGATGTAGAGGGGATATGTGTAGCTCTGATTGACGGGTTCTACATCTTTTGCCCATGCGTGAATGGGACGCAGTGAAAGTCCGGTTATGGCTGCGCTGTATGCTGCGGTTATCATTGGCATTTGCGTTGGAGTGAGAGGCGCAAAATCTGCGCACCCTACAAAATTGCATGTGAATTTTCCATCCGCCGTGCTGTTATTGTACGGATAGTGAGTGCCAGTTGTCCCGATAAAAAGCCCTGCGATTGAAGAAGGAACTGCTCCGGAAATATTCCGCGAACCATTCAAGACGTTTGCATACCGATTACCCTGATTTAAACCATTGTAGGAGCAGTTGTAAAAATTCGTGCCGTTGGTGTCATAGACATAGGCTTGAGCCGTAGCCAAGAAATCATTTAAGCAAAAGATATTCCGCCCCGAGCCTGGCACTTCAACGCTCAAACTTCTGGATGATGAACCAACAATAGAGTTGTTTATGAGCGTATTGTTGTTGCAATTCGTTTGCAGTGCTATGCCGTATGTAGAACCATTGAAGGATGAATTTGCAATGATGTTGTTTGAACTATTCAAGCTCAATGTCATTGCATTATATGAGCCATAGCCGACGACAGTCAAGTTTGAAAGAACGTTGTTGTTTCCACGAGTGTAAATATATATTGGAATATTTACCGCATACAGCCTTGAATTACTAATTGAATTGAATGTACTGTCTGTGAGCATTCCGAGCGCGCGCGAGTTGGTCACTGTGCTATTGGCGAAGACGTTTTGTATTGTGATGTTGCTTGCTCTTGTTAAGCAGATTGAATAGCCAGAATTGCACTCAGACACGACCGCAGAAGCCGTAGTCACGTTTATGTTGAGAATTGCTCCTTTGGAGATTGTGGTGTTTCCAATTTGAATGCCTGTTGCAAAACTTGATATATTGCAGTTCTGTATAGTGGCATTGTTGGCAAGCACATAAACTCCGCGTGAATTTGCTGTGTTTGCCCCTGTGATAGAGTAGCCTTTGCAATCCAATGTGACATTTGCAGCAGTGATATTGAAACAGCTTACATTCGTTGAAGAAGAAGCATTCATCGTATATAATGCACCTGCCACGTCAAGGCTCACATTGCACGACACGTTGCCGGCGCCTGTGCCTGTTTCCAAGCCATCCCAAGGATTGCGCGGAGCGGGCTGCAGCACAAAGCCAAGCAGGGCGAGCGCGAGAAGCCCGATTGCTAAGACTACATGCTTGAATTCCATGCTATTCCTCCGTGAAGATGAAATCAAAGGGAACGTAGCTTCCCTCAATCACGTTGTTGCAGTCCATCCTGAGCCAGCAGTAGGCATTTGCGTTGGTGCTATTGACGTTCAGCAATCCTTTATATCCCGTTGTTTGCGAAAGCAAGTTCCAGCCCACAAGCCCAAGCCCAGGCGGTTTGTATTGGTCGCAGCGTGCATAGACCGAAACGCCAGCAGGCACAGTGTTGTTGAGGAAAAGCGTGTAGTTGCGAAGCACTGTTGTGTTGTAGTTTTGGATGCGGAAAATGCCTATGCCTGCCTTTTGCCCTGTTGGGGTCATGCCCTCAATCGTTGGGAAAGCGCATGCGAGCTTGACCGAGGTTTGCCCTGTTGGGAGGAATATCCCAAAGCCGGAAACGTTCAGGGAGTAGTTCGTGCCGAGAGCATATTTGTAATTCGCCTTGTCTGCGGAGCATTGCCAGTAGTGCGGGCCTGCGAGAAGGATTGCGGTGTTCTGGTAGTAGTAGGTCTTGCTCGTGCTGTTGAAGGACATTGCATAAGGCACGCCGTCAAGGTAGAGATAGGGGGTTGCTGCTTCAATTGGCGTTCCGCTTGAGTTGGAGTAGTTGCAGGAGAAGAAGATTGTGCTTGTGCTTACTGTGCCGTTGGGGGTTGCCTGCCCAGATACATTCGCCTGCATATCCGTGAGGTTGAAATTCACGATTGCGGGCGAGGAGAAAATGCCGGAGGAGTTGTTGAAGGCTATCACGCGCATTTTTGCGTTGTAGGGGTAATCCGTGCCCTGCCTGTGCGTGTCAAGAACGGGCGTGCCATTGTTGCTGCTATTGAATGGAAAGCTGTAGTAGTCGGGCGAGAGCCAAGTCCAAGTGCTGCCATTGTCCTTTGAGAAGGAAATTAGGAGCGTTGTATTTGCAGGTTGTGTGGCATTTACGGAAATGTTCTGCAGGTAGGCGGTGAAGTTTGAGGTTGCATTTGGCACGACGAATGAGGCATTTGTCGGGGAAAGGCAAGTGGCTGCAGAGGTTGTCGCTGCGGGAGAGAACCTTGACCAATCCATACCAGTCCAATTGCCACAGTAAGCTACATTCCAAACGCCATTAGAACCGCTTGAGCAGCCGCTTCCCCCCGCCCCGCCTGTAGCGGTCAGCATTGCCAAGCTGCAGGTAATGTTGTTGCTCACTACGATATTTGAAGTGCCGCCTTTCCCGCCGTTTGCGCATGCGCCATAAGTGCAAGCAGAGCCACCTGTGCCGCCAAGAGCATTCACAGTTGCGGTGTTGTTGAAGTAGGTAAAGTTGCCCGTAATGTTGCCTGCATCACCTCCGAGCTTGGCGGGCGAGCCAGTGGAGCGCACGCATACCGCATTCGCGCCGGAAGTCGCAGAGAGGGTGATTGCACCAGTTGAGGCAAAGTTGGTTTTCACAAGGGGATTGAAAATGAGTTTTCCGCCATTGCCTCCAAGTCCTCCCGAAGCCGAGCAGTAGTTGTAGCTTGATGCGCAGTGCGCGCCGCCATTGTCAGCAGTAATGCCAGCGCCGGATGTTCCCGCCGAAAGCGTGATTGCGCCCGAGCCGCTCATGTGCGCTGCGGTGATATTGAGCGTTGCGCCTGTTCCGCCGTCGCCCCCTCCATAGCAGCAGGGCACATAATAGGAGCAGTCTCCGTAGTGCCAGCAGTTGCTAATTACCCAAGGAGCAGGCCCCGCAAGACCGTTTCCTGTAATCGCGCCATCGTGCGTGAAATTCATTGTTGTGATTGAGAGCGTATAGGGCGGGTTTGCGGGCGTGATTGTGATGCTGCCTGTTGCGCCAAGGTTTATGCTTTCAACCGCAATGATGCTCACATTTGAATTGACGGTGATTGCCGCATCTATCTGCAGGTTGCGTATGTAGTACGTTCCAGCGGAAAGGGATTGCGGGTTTGAAACTATGCAGTCGGCAGAGCCGCAGCCGGGGAAGATTATGCCGCGCGTGCTTGCGAGGGAGAAGGTCAGGTTTTGGTTGAAGAATGTTTCGCTTGTGCCGGGATTTTCATTCTGCACGACGCGCAGGGGTTGGCAGGCTACATTGCCTTCCACAGCACTCACGCTATCGCACGTCCAAAGAAGCCAGTCGGTTGAGTTTTGGGCGCATGAGGTGTAAGAGCCTGGCGTGCCATAAGAAACCGAGTTTATCGTCTTGGTCGTGTTGGGATGCACCTCCCAAATGCAAGGCACGCTGCTGCCAGCATAAAGCCATTGGGGAGCGGGAAGAAGCTGCGCATAAACGCCGCCTATTTGGGGCGTTCCCCATGCTTCCGTTGAAAGCTGCGGGGGTTGATTGAAGCCTGCAAGCGCAAGGAAAACTGCTGCGCCAAAGGCGAGGATTGCAAACCCGAATTTCAAAAGGTCTTTTGCCTCCATCTAAACCCTCCCCAAATTCACCGCATCGGAAACCTCAACGAGTGGTATGCTCCATTTCACTATTCGCGCGGGCGAGCCGTCCATGTCAAACTTCACCTTGCCGAGCATGTAGTAGCATTTGGCGGTTGTGCCGAATATTCCGGGCGCGAGCAGGCGCAGCGTTCCGTTGAATTCCTGCTTGAGCAGAATGTGGAAGCAGTTGTAGTTGCTGCTTGCCTGCGTGTTGCCTGTTGTCGGGTCAAGCCCCATTGAAAGGCATTTCAGATAGTGGATAAAGTCAAGTGGTCGCCCCTCAAACGTGCTTGCGTTCCAAGTGTCGTCAGTTGGCACGAACTCGCCGCTTACGGTTATCAGCCCCGCTATTGTCTGCGGGTCGTTGCCCTTTGAGTAGGACTTGCCGGGAACCTTTTGGTCGGTCTTTATTGAGCGCGAGAGGTCGTAGGAGAAGGGGGTTATTTTGAGCTTGAACACAGGCGTGCCTGCGCCTGTTGCCACTTCGGAAGGATTTGCGTCCTTCGTGTAAATCCAAAGCTCGTCTTGATTTGCCATATTCTCACCTTGACTGCGACCTCCAAAGTGTTGCGAATTCCTGCTGCACGGTTTCAACTACAAACTCGCGGTTTTTCTCGTCTATGTTTCCCGCCACGTTGAGGTTCAATACGAATGTTGGAGCGCCCCCTCTAAGGCCTGCGAGCTTGTGTTCGGGGATAACGTACTCGTTCTCGCCCCCTTCGCCTAAGAGAGCGAGGGTTGGCTGCGTGATTATGCCGCCTGCAGCCAATGGAACGACTCCGCTTGCCGCCAGACCTTCCGCCCCTTGTGTCAGTTCAACGGAAACTTTAGAGCCGCCCTGGATAATGTTTTTCACCCATCCCGAAACGCTGTTGATTGCGTCCTCAATTCCTTTGGCAAAGTTGTTTATGAGGTCTATGCCCCATTGGATGCCTTTTGCGACAAAATCCGTGAATGCTTTTGTCACGTCGGTGATAAACTGTTCAATGTTTTTCTTGACTGTTGCTCCGATTTCATTCACGGACTTTGAAAAATCATCCCACAGCTTGTCCCACTTGTCTTTTATTGACGTGAAAAACTCGCTCATTGCCGTGGCTACTGGTTCAATTACGAACGTCTGAATTGAAACTACGAGGAGATTTCCGCTTGCCCCAGCTACCGCTCCTATTCTATTTATTAAATCGCCAATGGGGTCTTTTCCTGCCAACCAATCAAATGCTACAACTATCTGGTCAAGCAAACTGTCGGTGAGCGGTCTAAGTGCGCGCCCAACCGCCTCCATTGCGTTTTCAACCTTATTTGCCGCTTGCTTTTGTTTTTCCATTCCTGTGACTGATAATTCGCGAACCTCGTTTGCATTTTTTATCGTTTCAATTTCCTTATCCTGCGAAGTTTTCAAGCTGTCAATTTGGGTTGTCAAGTCCGAGGCTGCCTTTTGAGCTTCTTCCATTTTTGCCTTGTATTCGGTGAGCTTGTCGTTGACCTCTTTTTGCCGGTCTGCGATGTCCTCCTTCTTATCCGCTATGTCCTGGTCAATGTCGCCAACACGTTGGGTTAAATCCGCAATCTCCTTCTCCCCGTCCTTTTGAAGCCGATTGCGCCTATCTGTGGCGTCCTGCAGCCGTTCCTGCGCGCGAACAAGCTTTTCCTGCTTGCGTGCCTCTTCGTCTTGGTCAGCCGCGTGTTCTTGATTTATCCTATTGACATCAAGCTGCGCCCGCATCACTTCCTTATCGGCCTCCTTCATCCTGTCTGTTTGTTCATCCTGGGCTTCGGTTATGTCCTGCACCGCCCTTTCGCGCGAGGTGTTCAGGTCGCGCAACGCCCTTTCCTCTGATTTTGTCATGCCAAGCTGCTCATTGAGTTTTGCGATTGTGT